GTGGTTTCGAGCAAGGGTCCCCACCGCGCGCGGTGGCCGATCGAAGTTGAGCTTGCGCTCAACCTTCTACCGCACCCACGCGCGCAATCATGCGCGCGATCCATGGGTGGGCAAGAAAACCAGTATCCGCAAACTGAGGAATAACATCGATACAACCCTGGATGGTTGCGTAGTCCAGGCCGTACCTTGCGCTCAAGAAACTCCAGGTTTCAGGTGTACATGAGGCCGACGACCCTGGAACGTACTTCTTGCGGGAAGCCGCAAGCGCACGTTGGGTGAAACGGTCACTCCGTGAGCACAACTCAAGTATGCGGGCAATGTATGTGCTAAATATAGGGATGTGGCTTGTAATGGCCTGAAGGCCAAGGGCAACACCTCTAGCGTGCTGGCGCCAAGCACGCGCTGGAACATCGGCATGAGTCCAAGCAATTTTGCACATAGCTTTTAAAGTAGGCGCGAAAACACGAACAAGTTGATCACCGAGCTGAGCGGGCCAGAAACAGCCTGAACAAAAGGTGACCTGAGGCAAGTCGTGTCCATATTTCATCTTGGGTCGCAATCCGAGAGAGGTAGCAATGGCCTTAAATTTTGCAGCCTTTTCATGAGTGAGACCTTTCACAATAGATATCATGTCGTCGCCGCGTACCATGACAGCGCTATCGGAAATGGGTATTCCTAACTCAGAAAGGATAAACTTGGTAATGAGGCCATTGAGGAGAGAGTTCCCTACTGTGGTATTTGGCACACCTGAGGCGACCATACCTCCACGTGAGAAGGACAGGCCGCAGCGGGCACTCCCTTTGAGACGGTACTGGGCTGAATAAATATGTTGACGGAAGGGAGAGAGTCCAAATCGTGTGTAGACATGCTCGCATAATTGAAGGAGCTCAACACCGATTGAAGCATCCCACTGTTTGTAGTCAATTTCGAGGAACTGACCTCCGTGCAAACGGGCCAACCAGTAGTCTGGCCAGGCTCCCACCTGGGCTGATGTAGCTCCGCACTCAAAGGAAAGATTGCTGCGCAAATTCCAGTTTGAGGCGAGTACGTGCGCGAATTTGAACATCCAGGGCCCGAGGGCCACACGCACATATGGAGAAGCATTGATGATGTTCCGCGGGGCAAAATCTTGCGCAGGGAAAGGATAGGAGGTGTCTCCAGTGAAAAATTTCCACTGGACTTCAAGCTTGACAAAAATGCCATTGCGGGCGACATCTCTCCATTGGAAATTTCCAGTGCGCAACTCATCGTAATAGAGTTGGTTGATAGCACGAGTTCCGCGATCGAAGCGGCTATTCCATCTCTCCCAGGGCACAGGCCGAACATGACTGAGCTTAGGGAAAAGGAGTCGGAAGTTGTCGAAGACGAAAACATATAGCCGTCCGAGGGTGGCGAGGTCCGGTTCTGGGGTTCGTGAGAGAACCCGAACGCAGAGGCTGACGAGCTGATTAGCGAAGCCAGAAGCGCATACAACGCACCCAACTCCCCAGAAAGCGAGGCCACGAAGGAAGCAAGATGCTGTAGGATATCGCGGACCGGGCTTGAAAGACCGCCACCGAAGTTTGGCGTCGGGTCTAAATTCAGCCATCGCAGGTACTTCAAGATCAGAAACATACCCGCCAAGAATGTCAACCTCACCACCCACCGGGAAAAACCCACATCAGGAGCATTGCGCATAAATTTCTGCTGCAGGCTTTCCTTATGTCCTGCAGCCGCATCGTACACAGCCATGGCCTTCTCAATCATGAGCATATGGCCAAGTATGAGCATACGGTAGAAAAACACTTTCAGCAACATGGTAGTAAACCACAAGCTGAGAATAGCGAAAACGCCGAGCGCAGCTCCACTGAGCGCGACTGAAATCACTCCATATCGGTAGTACATAAACATTGCGTAAGCTGTTGTACCAAGGGAAAGGAGATAAATCCAGGCCATGTTAGTAACCACCCACAGATACAAGATGACACTGTGGATAGCACTATAGTAATGCCAGATGTACGAGGCGGTACACTGGAACGCTTCGTCCTCCAACTGGGAGCGGGAACCAGAGTCGTGAGCAAACTTTATTGTGCTACAAAACTGGCGGAGGAATTCGTGGGTATAGGCTTCAAGTGCTTCGAAGTAGTAGCGAACCCAATCCGGTGGGGCTGCAGCATCTACGAAGAGCCCGGTCGTCAAGAACCGCCACAGGGCGGAGACCAGGACACAGCACAACGCCACGAAATACCAGAACTGTCTATCGGGTTCACGGTAATAACGGGCGTGGAGTTTCACAAGGAGCGCTAAAAGCAAGGGCAGAAGGAAGTAGGTATCGAGCGTGGCCTGGACAAAATCAAGGACAGCGTGATGAACCAGTCCATAGAGCGTTGCTGAGAGGAAAAAGGGGCGAAGAAAAGGCGATGTCCAGTAGGTGGGGTTGCCGAAAACCAGCCACAACACAGCCGACAAGCTAAAGAAAAGGCTTATGGCAGAGGACAACATGGGGTAGGAAAAATACAACCTTATAAGTGTAGGGACGTCGCCTTCAACCCAACCAAAGGCATCCAACAAACGAGGAGGAACGTGATTCGCATCGAGTTTGTCATCCCGATCCTGCAGCCGGCATCTGTTAAGAACAACGCGGGCTAGGATGTGCGGGAGACCACTCTGTGAAAAAGCGTTGTAGTAGGGCGTGTTGAGAAGATCACCGGCGGGTGGGGGGCAGTCCTTGAGGACACCACGACTAGCCGAGGCGAACTGGTTTGCAGCGCGCAAAGCAGAGACACGCAAGTGATTGAGTGTAGCAGTTTCAGGAAGTGTCGCAATGACGTCCGCGGCGACCATAGCACTACACTGAGTGGCAACCACGTCAACAACCTCACTGGGGAGGGCGACAACGGCACCATCAAAATTGTAGTTCTTAAAGCCGGGTGGCAACACTTGAGGTTCGTGGCCCGCGTAGCGACACCAGTACTTGGACAGCTTGGTGATGCGCCCTCTTGGCATGGGCAGCACAGGATCCAGATATCGGTAATTGCGCCCATCGGGATCGAGCGAATAAGTCACCAAAGGTGGCTCATCGTCTTCATCAATGGGATCACGCGTGGGGCAGGCAACAAAAATGTTCCTTCCAAAGTTTGGGGCCAGATTCGCCGCGGCACCAATAGCTGTGAAAGGATCATACGGCGGTTCGTAGTACTCGGGGGGATCAGGAGGCTCTTCATTCATGGACAGCTGACGACGGGGCCCGGGGGCAGGCCGGGGCCGTTGGTTTGGGTCAGGTGGCACACTGGAAGAGGATGATGACGAAGACGAGGAAACCGAAGAGGATGAAGATGAAACTGAAGAGGAAGAGGAGGAAGACTGGGAGGAGGCAGTTGAAGAGGACGATGATGACGTTGATAGTGACGACAACTTACACTTGGCACACCTCGTCAGAGGGCACCAATAATATCCGAGAGATGTTAGGCGCGCCTTCGCACGCCGACACGCTTCGGACATACAGCGCAGATCAACATACTGGCGCAGAAACGACTCTGCGTCGGCTATGGAATACTCGCGCTGGATGTTGTCAAGCTCGTCTTCTGTGAAGATAGGAGCTCTCGTCTTCTTCTTGCGTTCTGGGTTTCCGCCAGGACCAGGATCCGAGGCTTCACCAACCCTAACGCCCAACAAATATGAGCGAGGCGGCTCAGAATGGTCGCCTAGGATAGGTGGGTAGCCTGAAAAGGGGGCAGCAAAATGGCTAGGTGGGTAGTCAGTGAAAGCAGGTTCCTTGCCCACAATCGACACGACGGCACTAGTAGTCTCCAACGGCGTGTTGGGACCTTCAAATGCCACGTTGAATTTGAAGCAAGGGTAATTGAGTGCATCACGGGAAAGAAAGATGCGGCTGAGTACAATATGACAGCCACTATTGTGGCGGTCAAGTCGCTCTTGTACAGTCAAAATCTCGTCGAAATAGGCATAGGCGAGACGATTAGCCACATCGAAAGATTCAACAGGCTCCCAGATCACCCTGCGTATGCTCGGGGGGATCCAGTCTGGGAAGTGCTGTTTTGTCTTTACTCGCAGAGGCGTTGCGTCGGGTAACACGGAAGGGGGTGGGGAAGGGCACGTTTTTGGGAAGGTGTACTCGAGGCCATTTAGGGAACAGTACACGATTTTCTGCTCTTCGGTCATGGTCTTGATGCAACCATGCAGGTCACCGGTGTTGACGTTTGAGTCCGCGGCGGGTGTTATTTTCTCAGTTGAACTCCCAATGACGGGAGTTGAAAACATGATGAGAAAAAGGGTTTTCCCGACGTGGCAGCTGCGGCAGCCAAACCCTGGTCGGGATAGGGTATCACTATTCACTTAACGACTTGCGCCGGGCGGGTATCGGATAAGGAGAGGCCAAACCCGTCTACGCCTGGCAGAGATCTTAATGTAGAGCAACCGAAACGACCAAACGAACATACACCCGTCTTATCTGAAATCCATTAGGACGACTTACAAACAAAAGCCATGCGTCCTGGGGATGGTTTGCACCATATAGTATAGGGAGAGCGTGGAACCTTACACGGATCATGAAGATTGAGGTGTGATGAGACACGGCCAGGTAAGTGACCAATGTTTGTAGATACCTGTCTTCATGAACCGCTTGGCGCGCCACGCCGGCCCCAAACGGCACCGGCAGCCGACCGACACACGGCTTAATTCCGCATATCGGATTACCCCTGAAAATCAGACAAAGTTCGCATAGATCGGGCGGAGCCACAATCCTACCTCTGTCAGTTTGCCAGCAAAGACACCATAGGTGGAG